TGCTTTTCTTTCTTTTTGCTTCTTTTATGCCCTAAACGCCTTTAATGCTGATTTTATGGTTATAATTGTAGTCAGGGACTGGATTTTTTGACCAAAATTCAAAAATGGTGTAATTTTTAATTTTATTGTAATATTTCTTTACATTAATTTTTAATAAGAATTGTTACAAAAGGTTCGGTTTACCGAACAACTTTCCGCACGACTGTGCTACAGTACATATGTACGCACAGGAGACCATCTTTATCCCTGTAGTACATTTGTACCAATGGCAAAATCTGCTACCCGCTTCAACGTCAAAAATCCTGAAACCGGGAAAACCTGGAAATTACAGGAGCTTTACAACGAGAGGGAATTTTGGATGTCCGAGGCAGAATTTTACAAAAAAGAATTTGAAGATTTAAAGTCTGAAAATTCTGAGAAAATTCTCACAATGGACGATTACGCAACCGACTTTGTTAAAAGGTGCGAAATTCACGGGTACGAATTCAATCTATTTTTGGAAGACCTCCAAAAAGCAATTGAATTTTTCGAGACCAATTTGAGAAAAGTTAAAAAAGTTGAACTTCCAAGTTTTCTAAATTAAATTTCATCCCCCGCCCAAAAGCGGGGGAATTTTTTTGTCCAAAATTTTCTTGGGGGAGGGGTTCGAGATTTTGAATATACTTATTAATAAACCCCGAACCTAGTGAGTCATCTGAAAGTAAGCTCTTATGTACTACTTCTATATACTACATTAGTAAATCCTCGCAGTCAATAAAAACCCCCTGGGGTAGGGGGAGAGGTAACAAATTGTAGTACTTCCTCGCTTACCCCTCTATCTTATTTTCTACCCGTATTGCTAATTCTGGAGCGTTAATATTCACTGTTTCCACGCTTTCCCCTATAACTTTTCCTAGAGAATCCAGTATTTGCGCTGCTGTTTGAAGTTGCCCCTTTCTTACCGCCTTATTGAATAACTGCACCCTCATACTCTGCAATCTGGATAGCATATTATCCCTATCTTTCTGCCAATCTTCCTCGTTCCAAGTATTTACAGTTTTCCAGTCATTCCACGCAGTTTTGTCACACACACCTTCTTTGGAAGCGTGATCTAGTACAAGTTGCCTAACAGTCAGCCCCTCTAATTGCCTCTTGTAAAGCCTTTGCTGTCTTGCTTTTATAACAGCAGCGTGAGACCTTCCCTTGGCTCGCTTTGCAGGTAGAACTTCTTCGACTTCTTCCCCGATAAAGTCATTAAAGTCATCAACTGCATCTAAATAAGCGTCTGTCACTTGCGAAGGTATCTAGTAATACTTAGATAATAACCCGCAATCTATCAATTAGTCGATAAAGGGAGGGGTACTGGTACGAAAATCAGCTATGGTGTATTACATGGCTGTAAAAACACAACCCCTATCCTTGCGATGGGCGCAAGGGGAAGTATTCAATAGTGACAAGCGATTTCGTGTGCTTGTAGCTGGTAGAAGATTCGGCAAATCTTACCTTTCTTGTATTGAATTACTTAAAGCAGCAATAGAAAGACCGGGTGAAACATATTTTTACTGTGCTCCAACATATCGAATGGCTAAGGACATAGCGTGGAAGGAAATAAAGAAATTAGTACCGAAAGAATGGGTGAAATCTAAGCATGAATCGGACTTAAAGATCGAATTAATTAACGATTCAATGATTGAGTTGAAGGGAACTGAGAATGCAATGGCACTAAGGGGTCGAAGTTTAGCGGGAGTTGTGTTAGACGAGGCTGCTTTCATGGATTCCGAGGTTTGGTTTGAGGTAATTAGACCAGCTTTAGCAGATAAACAGGGTTGGGCATTATTTATCAGCACTCCAGACGGAACTGCGAGTTGGTTTTACGATTTGTGGTGTTACGTGCCAGATGATCCCACCGAGGATTGGAATAGGTGGAGTTTTACAACAATTGAAGGGGGAAATGTACCAGCAGAGGAGGTTAATGCTGCTCGTGCTCAGCTAGATCCACGTACTTTTAGGCAAGAATTTGAGGCCAGCTTCGAGAATCTCACGGGTCTCGTCGCAGTCTCATTTTCCGATGAGAATATCTCTGCTGTAGCTAAGGATATAAGTGTTGCACCCCTACTTTTGGGGGTTGATTTCAACGTTGACCCTATGTCTGGTATCTGTGCCGTTAAAGACGAGGATACTTTATACGTATTTGACGAGATAATTATGACTGGGGGAGCAACAACATGGGATTTTGCCGAAGAAGTACAACGCAGATATGGTGTAGATAGGCGAGTTATTGCATGTCCTGACCCTACAGGTGGTGCAAGGAAGACTTCCGGTGTTGGGGCTACTGACCATACGATTTTAAGGAGGAGTGGGTTTAATGTTTCTGCCCCTCGTTCCCCTTGGAAGGTTAGGGACAAAATAACATCGGTTAACACAGCACTTTTGGATGCAACTGGCACACGTAGGACATTTATTCATCCACGTTGCAAAGAGTTAATCAAATCTTTAAGGACTCTTACGTATGCACCCAATACAGGATTACCAAATAAGAATTTAGGTGTTGACCATGCGTTTGACGCTTTCGGTTATCTATGTTTACAACAATTCAATTTGGCAAAACCGGAGACTTTAGGGCAGACTACGTACAGGATATACTAATTAGGAGGAAGTTTTATTCTATGGCTAAATCTGCTGCCAGCAAGCGTTGTGAAGGTTATCTTGCTACTGTTAAGAAGGGAAAGAAGTCTAAAAAAGCTTCTTCTAAAACTAAATCTAAGAAAAAGTAATTATGGAGCTTTCCAAAGAACAACTTGATGCCATAGAAGCAGTCAAAGGAACGAGAAATCCTGGTTTATGGGATCCTAGATGTCAACAGTATTTAGAACAAAATAAAAAAGGAACTACAAAAAGTACTGTAAAAGTAGACAGTACAAGTTAAACTATTTACATAACTTTCTTTTTGTGATTAATTATGGCCTTTTATCGTGGCGAAGAAGGCTCCGTCAAGTTTAAAAATGCTACTGGTACTGTTGGTGCTGTAGCTTCGACAAGGAGCTGGAACTTTTCTTTAACAAAGGATGTTTTAGATACAACTGCACAAGGCGATACAGTTCGTACTTATGCAGGTAGTTTCATTAACGGTAGTGGATCTGTTGAATTACTTTACACAGGAACTTCTGGAGATGAAACACAGGAGTTTATTAAAGATGTTTTGACATCACAAGATCCTGCTGATGCTCAATTTGAATTGTATTTATCTACTTCTGGAGCTAAGAAAATTGCTTTTAATGGCATAGTAACTGGGACAGATTTTGGTACTACCGTAGGAGATTTACAGGCACTTACTGTTAGTTTTCAAATGAGTGGAGCATTAACTGCTGACGCTTATTAAAGACGGGGGCTAATCACAAGAGGAGAAAATCGTGACTTATGCCGTTCCTGGCCCAATTCGCACAAATATAGTCAGCTCTACTTCTGTTGGTGGAGATGACAGTCCTTTCACACGTACACGTGCTGTATTGGATATGGTGAAGGGCTGGGAAATAATGAAGGCAGTGAGTAGCGGGACAGAGTATTTACGTGATAACTCCCAAGCTTTCCTTCCTTTAGAGCCACGAGAGGATTATGAAGCTTATTTATCCAGGGTAAATAGATCTGTCTTTTCTCCTTATACCCAGCGTTTAATTAGAGCTGCTACTGGTTTAATTTTAAGGAAACCAATTAGTATTACTGGCGATCCATATTGGACAGAAGAGTTTATAAAAGATGTTGATGGTTGTGGATCAGATTTAGATGAATATGCTCGTAGATTAATACTTTGTTCTCTTACTTATGGGCATAGTCATACTTTAGTTGACTACCCTGCTCCTACTGGTGCAGTTAGTCTTGCTGAAGAAAGATTGCAAAATAGAAGGCCATATTGGATAGAAATTGATCCCACTAATATTTATGGTTGGAGATTAGATAGAGAGGTTAATTACGGCAAATTAATACAAGTTAGAATAGCAGAAAAAGCAGTCGTACCAACGGGAGAGTTCGGTGAAAGAGTGTTTGATCAGGTAAGAGTGATTGAACCTGGAAAGTATAGAATTTACCGCAAAAAGGAGGCTGAAAAGGCATTATATACTGCACAAGATAATAGTTATGCAGGTGATTTTAGCTCACCAGCTAACACAAACGACTACGAATTGATAGAGTCTGGTGAATACTCTTTAGGGGAAGTCCCACTTGTTACTGTCTATTCAGGCAAGACAGATACATTAACAAGTAAGCCGCCAATGTTAGATATTGCGCATTTAAATCTTGCACATTTTCAAAGACAAGCTGACTTAATCCATAGTTTGCATGTAGCGTCACAACCGATGCTCGTTTTAGAAGGTTGGGATGATCA